TTTGGTCTTCATGACTTTGGTTTTCGTGGAGCATCGTCTTGGGAGAGTGCTGGTATTGGTGGTGCGGCTCACTTGATTAACTTCCTTGGGACCGATACTGTTGTGGCTATGGAAGTGGCAATCAACTATTATAACGCTACTCTTAATGGTTTGGCGTTTTCTGTTGCTGCCACTGAACATAGTGTGATGACCGCACTTGGTAAGGATGGTGAGGAACAGGTTGTTGAGAACCTTCTTAACGAGTATCCTACGGGTATTTTGACGGTGGTATCTGACAGTTACGATATCTATAACTTTGTTGATAAGATTATTGGAAACAAGTTCAAGGATCGTATTCTTGCCCGTGACGGTGTGTTTGTGGTTCGTCCTGACAGTATTACTCCTCAACATCCTACCCCCGAAGAGGAAATGGTTTGGATCATGTACAATCTTTGGGATAACTTCGGTGGCACTATTAACAGCAGGGGTTATTGTGTTATCAATCCAAAGGTTCGTGTTCTTTGGGGTGATGGTATTGACATTGAAGGAATCAAGAAGATTCTGTATGCCATTACCAAGGCTGGATTTGCAACTGAGAACATTGCTTGTTTTGGTATGGGTGGTGGATTGTTGCAGAAGGTCAATCGTGATACTCAGCGTTGTGCTTTCAAGTGTAGTGCTCAGTATCGTGATGGTCAGTGGCATGACATTCAGAAGAATCCCAAGGACGTTTCTAAGGCTTCCAAGAAGGGTCGTCTCAAGTTGACTAAGATCGATGGTAAGTTTGTTACCGTTAATGAAAACGATCCCGGTGAGGATTACCTGAATGTTGTTTTTTATAACGGCGAATTGGTCAAGGAAGTTGACTTTGCTACTGTTCGTAAGAACGCTTCTTTGTGATTGACTAAACGAAGGTTTACGGTTATCCTTTAAAACCGTTTTACTCCATGACATCTATGAAAATTTTTAGCGGAACTAGCAATCTTAATTTGGCAAAGAGGATTGCAGATAATCTACATACGAAACTTGGTAACATTTACCACCACCGTTTTCCAAGCGGTGAAACTTATTGTCAATTCAAGGACAATATCCGTGGAAATGATGTGTTTCTTATTCAAGGTATCACCAATCCTGCCAACGAAAATCTAATGGAGTTGTTGGTCATGGCAGACGCTGCACGTCGTGCTAGTGCCGAACGTATCACTGCTGTTGTACCTTACTTTGGATATGCACGTCAGGATCGTAAGGATAAGAGTAGAGTTCCTATTACTGCCAAATTGGTTCTGGATCTATTTGAAGCGAGTGGTATTGATCGTGTGGTCACTATGGATCTTCATTCACCTCAGGTGGGCGGATTCACTAACCTTCCGTTTGACCACTTGACGTTTGAACCTGTTCTTGGTAACTATATTAGTACCAAATTTGACAAGAGTAACTTGGTTTTGATGGCACCGGACGTTGGTGCAGTCAAACGTATTGAAAAGTACGCTACAACCTTGGGTGTTGACTTTGGATTTATCAGTAAGAAACGTATCAGTGATGTAAAGGTTGAACTTCAAAACATCATTGGTGACGTTAACGGTAAAAACGTGATTATTATTGATGATTTGACTGAAAGTTGTGGTACTTTGATTCAGGCTGCGGAAGCGTGTAAGAAAAATGGTGCTGACAAGGTTATTTGTGCGGTTACACATGGATGTATTACAAAGACTGGCATTACTCGACTTGACGGTTCCTTTAATACTGGTACTGTTGATGAATTTCTGTGTAGTAACACCGCTAATATTTTACATGAAAATCAGTGGGGTGATCGATTTGTGTCTTTGGATGTAAGCAATTTGTTTGCTAAAGCTATCAATAGTATTCATAACAATGAAAGTGTGAGCGAACTCTTCATATGAAAACTTGGACTCAGATTATTCAGAACGTTTACAAACAAAAGCGTGAACGTAATTGGAAAGAACTGTATTGGTGTATTGACCTACACGATACCATAATCACGGGAACTTATAATAAGTTTAACGAGGGTGCTGTAATATATCCGTATGCAAAGGAAACTCTTGATTATTTGTTTAATCACCCTGAACATATAACTATTCTATGGACAAGTAGTCACTATACTGCAATTGCGGATATTACGAGTCGATTTGATCTACAGTTTAACGATATTAACTGTAATCATCGGTGTAAAAACACGGAGATTTGCAATTTTGATGATAAGTTTTACTTCAATTTCCTACTTGATGATAAGGCTGGATTTGATGGTACAACTGATTGGAAAGAGATTTATTATGCCTTAGTTGATCCTAAGACGATTGGTACCAAAGAGAAAAGAATTATGGAGGATAATTGGTCATGAAATACATTGAAGCACCTAATTACGAAAATTTTCACAATCCGTATCCGTCAGTGTTTTTTGCTGGTAGTATTACAGGTGCAAAAGATTGGCAAAAGAATCTATTTGATCGGATTAAGTTTTGTAATGGTACTGTTTATAATCCTAGACGTGAAAATTTCAACATGAGTGATCCAAACGAAAGTGCGGAACAAATCAGTTGGGAATATCATCAACTACATCAGGCTGATATCATTATTTTCTATTTTAGTCATGAAACTCTGGCACCAATTACGTTGTTTGAGCTTGGTGCGGCGTTGGAACGTAATTTGACTAAAGAAAATAGACAACAGATATTCATTTATTGTGAACCCGAGTATCGTCGTAAATTTGATGTGGAGTATCAAACTGAAATGATTCTCAATACCTATGTCGATACCGTTAAAAATAGTCCCAAACGTCATTTTGTGGAGTATTATTCCGATTATGATGAATTTGTTGAGAAATTGATTGAGTTTATTGTGAACCGGGAGTAAACTATTGTCATGAGAATCGAAAAGTACAATGATGTCAAGTGTTGGGTTGTTAGTGATCTACATCTTGGACATAAGAAAGCGTTTATTTGGAGTAAACGTGGGTATTCCAGTGTTGAAGAACATGATCGTGGGGTTATTGCCAAGATCAATGAACTTGTTGGCCCTGATGATGTGTTGTTCTCGTTGGGAGACTTTTGTCTTAATACCAGTGAAGAACAGTTTGACGCATATCTAAGTCAAATTACGTGTCAAAACATCAAATTGATTTGGGGTAACCATCCAAATCCTATTTACAAGATGTATCGACAGATGGTTGCTACAGAGTACCAACGAGATGATATTGAGGTATATCCTTATAGGTATCGTAACGTGAGTATTCTTGGTTATCACTATGAGTGTTTGATTAAGGGCAAGTATGTTGTTATGAACCACTTTCCTATTGCTGTATGGGAGAACATGAAGGAGGGATCTTACATGTTGTGTGGACATAGCCATTATAGTTATCCATCAACCCGAGTTGATTGTACTGATGGCCTTACTCTCGATTGTGGTTGGGATGGTCATGCAACTCCTTTGTTGTTTGATGATATTGTTCGTATCATGAACAACAAGAACATTCGTAAGGCAGACCATCACGTTAAAGAACTATAATAAGTTGAATTGTTGACTGATCTGGTATATATTAGTGGTTATATGACTACACAATTGTTACACGAAGAAAGTCACAAGTTTTTGACCGATATTGGTTTTGTTGCAAGACCAATACTCGGTCAAACTTCACTTATTGTATATGACTATCCCGATGTGGTTTCTGTCAACCTTAATAAACATCAAAAAGTCACCAACTTTCGAGTGTTGTTCCGACATATCAATGAAGATGCATATGAAAGGGGACGTGAACAAGGAAAAACTGATGCAATTAGTGCATTGATGAAAAACTTTACAAAACTAATATATGACAAACTCTAATTACGCTGCAAAACAAATTCTCGCTCACCTTCTTAAGAACGGATGGGTTTCAACCGAATGTTTCAGTTCTGAACGTGTAGAACATGACATTCAGACCATTATCGATAACGCTGCCTTGTGTAACATTAATTTGGACCCCAAGGGGTTTACGTTCGATAGTGCAAATACACAAACATACACATTTAACGTATAAAGTATGAACGAAGAACTTGAAAGTTATTTGGTTAAAAAGTATCCGAAGATTCTAAAAAAGTCTGACGAAAACAAGGAACATTGTTATGGACTGTTTGGAATCGAATGTAAAGATGGATGGTTTCTGCATTTAGACAGAATGTTTGCGGACATTCAATCCATGATTGATTACAGTGAAACCAATTATGAAAATTTGAAACGTCATTATAACAAACTTCCTTGGTATAAGAAGTTGATGTCATTGTACAAGAAGTCTCGTTATAACTACCTACGTGTTAAACAAACTCCTATTCCACAAGTGGTTGCTGTTCAAATAAAGGAAAAGTTTGGAACTCTTCGATTTTACTACATGGGTGGAGATGATAGAATTACTCCGATTGTAGATTTTTACGAATCACATACTAAGTATATATGTGAAGAGTGTGGCAGCACAGTTGACGTTGGTTCAACTTGTGGTGGATGGATTCGTAATGTATGTGAAAAACATGCAAAAGGTTCTAGACGAATCATTAATAATAATGAAGCAAATGAACTATTTAAAAAAATACGTCAGGACAAGTAAATAATATTTATATTCAAATATGAAAACAAATGTTATTATTACTGACGACTTTTATGAAAATCCGTATGAAGTGAGACGATTTGCTTTGTCTCAGGAGTTTTCAACTAGGGGAAATTATCCCGGCGCACGTACACTTCCAATGTTAAATATGTCGATACAGGATACGTTACAGCGAATTGTATATAATGCGGGAGGTAATATTATATCATTTCCAGATGATGGATATAATGGGTCGTTTCAATTAACATATGCATGGGATAAATCATGGATTCACGCCGATCCACATAATACATGGGCAGCAGTATGTTATTTAACTCCGAATGCACCATTAACAGGGGGGACTGCTACATATCGTCATAATGATACGGGAGCTTATTCTTCTACTGACTTATCGGAAGATTTAGTTAAAAACGTGGAATCGGATGGAAATGATATTACTAAGTGGCAAACAGTCGATTCATTTGGCAATATATTTAATCGACTAGTAATGTATAGGGGACAATTGTATCACATGAGTAGGGATTATTTTGGTAAAACATTAGAAACTGGTAGACTCTTTCAGGTCTTTTTCTTTAATACTGAACATTGATATGCCTTTAAAGATCATAAAGGTGGTAATATATGGTATTTCGGATAATTTAGAACTGTGTACACAAGATCCGAAGTATCAATCAGAGTATTCAGGAATAGAAACAGCAACATTTGTTGATGATTCTAATTTCCTTGAATTTTATGTTAATTGGGAGCCAGATATCATCGTTGTTATTGGAAACATCATAGATTTTCCAATTATAAAATCGTGTGGATATTTAAAATCGAAGTTATATCTTCTTTCAAATTCAGAATTAAAATATTATGGTATTAAGTATTTTATTGAAGAGTTTTTTAAACGTTATATTCAAAATAGTATAATTAACAACAATTCAATAAATAAGATGTCAGTATACACCGTTACATGTAATACTAAAGATCGTATATTTGTTGCTTATGAGTCGTTAAAAAACCAAACCCACCAAAATTGGGAATGGTCAATTTATGATGATTCCACTGATGATATAACGTGGGATATAGTTAAAACGTTGGCGAAATCCGATAGTAGAATTTCAATCAATAAAAATTTAAATCAATCCAAATATTCCCGTATTGGTCATAATAAGTTTAATGCAGCAATGAATTGTTCTTCAAATTATATTGTTGAACTTGATCATGACGATGCATTTACAAAAGACGCGTTGGAAAAATTATTACTTACACACAAACAATTTCCAGATTGTGGATTCGTTTATGCCGATTGGGTTGAAATGAATTTTGAAAGTAAAGAAGAAATAACGTATGGTGATGGTGATACATTTTCTTGGGGATATGGAACATATTACAATGTAAAACATCCTTATCACGATAGACAAATTAAAGTCGCGTGTGCATCAAGTGTTAACCCATTAACAATTCGTAGATTGTGGAGTTTATTCAATCATCCAAAGTCTTGGAAAAAAGACTTATATATGAAGATTGGTGGTCATAATAGATACTTGAATAGCGCAGACGACTACGAATTAATGTTAAGAACATTTTTAAATACACAAATAGTTCATTTACATCATTTTTGTTATGAACAATATTTTTATAATGTCAATACCAAAGTGAGCAATGGTGGATTGGGATGGAAGTACCATGGTGATATTTTACGTCATGTACGTTATATTCAAAACTATTATTCAAATCAAATAAAACGTCGTATTGAACAACTAGGAAAAGTTGATTGGGCATATGATATAAATAATCCTGATTGTATTACAAACTTTTATAAGGGAACAAACTACGCACGTTTTGGTGAACAAGAACAACGTCTAAATATAGATTTTAAACCTTAATAAACATATGAGCAACAAATCAGTAAAAATTGTATTGAATGCAATGGTTAAAAATGAAGCGGCGGTTATTGAACGCATGCTTGAATCGGCCTATAAACACATTGACTATTGGGTAATCCAAGACAACGGATCAACCGATGGAACACAGGACATAATTAAGAGTTTTTTTGAAAGTAAAAATATTCCCGGTGTTTTGTATTATGAACCATGGCAATACCCCGGTTATAATCGAAACCATACACTTCAATATTGTCTTCAAGCTAATCATGGATGTGATTATATTCTACGAATGGACGCGGATGAAATTCTTGAAGTTGATGATGACTTTGATTGGGATATCATCAAGTCACACGATGCATGGAATGTAGTTGCTCGTAGTGGCAACTTCGATTATTACCGTATGTGGTTATGGAAGGCTGGATTGCCATGGTATTTTGCTGAAGATAAACGACATGAAACGATTCATATAAAGGACAATGGTGCATATTCAATGGGAAATTTACCAATTGGATTTCGTCACGTTCTTCTTCCCGGTGGAATCACGTGGGAAAATAAGTTTAAGTTTTTTATTGATGCTCTTGAATTGGAAAATCAAACCGTTACACAACAAGAATGTTCTGATATGTATCATTTATTTTATGTCGGTAAATCGTATAATGATGCTGTCAATCCCGAGATATTTCCTTTTAAGTTAGATCACGCTAAAGAAATTGTTCGACGTGCCACATTTTATTTTGAACAATACATCAAAAAACATCACCCCAAATATCCAAATATTAACTTGTTTAAAACACAGACGAAAGACGAATTTATTTATTATGGACTGTACCTAATTGGTTGTATGAACGAACGTATTGGAAATATGGAAACTGCTGTCCAATATTGGCAAAAAGCATTTAATTTCGATCCAATTCGTAACGAATCATTAATGCGTTTATGTGACTACTATTTAAACCATGTTGATGATATTCCAAACTTATATCTATATTCAAATATAGCTGTTCGCAATAACTATCCATTTCCAAATAAAAGAGTCGTGTGGATTGAAAAGGATTCATATACTGACACTGGATGGTCAACATTAGACTATTTCATAATATCTACATACCATATGGGATACTATCAAGAATCGTTTGATGCTGCAAAACTATTGTTATCGGATCTTTATAAAAACATATTGCCAACAAATCAACGTCACAGAATTGAAAGTAATTTAAACTGTGCTCGATCAAAACTACAATAAAATGATTGTTCGAAAAGACTGTAACATTTTTGATGGTGGTGCTGAAGGCATCATCCATCAAGCCAATTGTCAAAACACCATGGGCAGCGGAATTGCCAAAGAAATTCGTGCCAGATATCCAGAGGTGTATGAAGAAGACTGTAAAACTAAGGCGGGTGATTACTCCAAGTTAGGTACATTCAGTTGGGTAAAGACAAATGATGGTAAATTCTACATTTACAACTGTTACAGTCAATTTCGTTATGGTCGTGAACAACGTCATACCAATTATGAGGCAGTCTATAACGGACTATCTTCAATCAAAAAACATGCGGAAAGTCATCAGTTGAACAGTCTGAGTCTGCCTCATAATATGGGATGTATGTTGGGTGGAGGATCTTGGCATATTGTTAATGCCATTATTGAAGATGTCTTTGATAACAGTGATATTGTCCTTTATATCTGTCGGTACGAACCATGAACATTCATGTTCCTGAAAACATCAGAGAAAAGTATCCCCATATGGAATTTCGTGGGAAACGTCGTGAATTAAATAACCGTGAGGTTATGGAAGCGTACAATCCCGTAACCGGACAAACCTTCTTTTATAGTTTCGAGGAAGATTTCTTTTGGTTTTCAGGACAAATTCCCGATTACAAACTTCCAAAAATCAGTTGACATTTTCAAAATCTGTGGTATGGTCATTTCATGGTTGAACAAACTTACATGAAATTGCAAGATAAAGTTAATCGTCCTACCTTGTCTAAGGAAAAGGTTAATCGTGACAACAAACAGTTTAAACATATCGTTGACCAATATCAGCGATGGTGTCAAAACGGTGAAAATCGTGAAACTCTTGAAGAAGACATCATTGATTGTTTATTTGAATACGATCACGATGGTTATCATCTTGCTGAATTTTTGAAGGAAAAAGTTTATCTTGAACCAGATAGTGAACTTGTAGATATTCTGGATCAAATGTATTTTGTCAAGGATAGTTTGACTAAAGAAATTTTGGATCAGTGGATCAAAGAGAATTTTCTTGAGATTCCGAGTGATGTAGTTGGCAAGAAGGTCAATGCAAAGCAGAATCTTAAAAAGTACGAGAATTATTACATTAACTCTATTAACCCAGAAATGTATCAGGTGACTATTAATGAAAAGTTTGACAAAAAGGGTGGGTGGGTGATTAACTTTGAAAATGTTACTTTTGTTGAGTGAACCATTGTTGTTACATCGTACAATGTAATGATGGAACTTTATACTGTGGTTATTCAAACGACGTACAAAAACGAGTTGATACTCACAACAAAGGTAAAGGTGCAAAATACACAAAAACAAGATTGCCTGTAAAATTGGTCTATACAGAATGTTTTGAGACCAAAAGTGAGGCAATGAAAAGAGAATATCAAATAAAAAGATTGACACGGAAACAAAAACTAGAGATTATCAAGGAGTAAAAACTATGAATTACATTATGTTGGCTATCGGTGCTGTGGTGGGATTTATTGCATTAATCGTTGGGTTGAGTGCGTTGTTTGCTCTTCCCGTCATGTGGTTGTGGAACTATGTTGTTCCTCACCAGTTTGGATTGAAGGAGATTGACTTTCTTCACGCATGGGCGTTGACCGTGTTGTGTAATTTCATCTTCAAGAGCAGTTCAGTTAATACCAACAATAAAAAGGATTAATTATATGAGTGAAAAAACTATTACAATCAGTCAAGACGAATACGATCAACTTCGGAGAGATTCAGAGTTTCTTGAATGTCTATATTCAGCCGGTGTTGATAACTGGGAGGGTTATGATGTAGCCCAAGATATGATGGACGAACTTGAAGAAGATGACGAAAAGTAATATACCCACAATGAAACGCAAGTTTTACTTCATCAAGGATAGTGTTACCGGCAACTTTTACGAGGGTAAGTCCGCTGACGACATTGTGTCATTTGATCAGGCTGCTGTGTATTTTCAGAGGAAAAATGCTGAGAAGAAGATCAAAGAGTATGTTAACGAAAATTATAGTGGCAGTTGGCCTTGGAATGTAAAGTGTTTGACTCACCCTGATCTTCATTGGGATAAGAAACTTATCAGCAAGACTAAAAAGATGATTGCTGAACGCAAAGATTTGCCAAACTGGGGCATTGAAATCGTCGAGGTTGAAGTTGATGCTCCTTAAAAAGTTGTTGACTTTCTATAAAACTCTGGTAGGATATACCCACGATGAAAGTTTACATCATTCTTGATGAATCAAATAGTCTTGACGTTGGAACCTTTGTTGAAAAGGTTTTCTCTGATAAAGAAAAGGCGGTTGATTATGTATATGCTGATTATATGAAACACCCTTTCCATGCGGGAAAATCAAAAGAAGATTTGGTGAAAGAAATTGATCGTGTTATTCACGAAGCTAAAGTAGAATAATATTTCAGAGTTGGTAAACAAGGAACGTGCTACCTGTGATCGGTGAAAGCCGGGAGGCGTGGAAGTTTAATCAGTGTTTCCTCAACTCAACCAGACAGTGCCGCCCAAGTGATAATGGTTCCAGTCACTTTACACTGCGACAAAAATGGGCAACAATTTTAATGCTGAGGAGAGTGCGAGTAATACGCCTCCAGTCATTTGTAATAACCAATGGATGAATTGGGATAGAACACAGGACACCGGAATGGTTATCGGATCAACCTGTTGTAGATGGATAACGAACCGTCCCTTAGCTCCAATTTTTAGTTCTTTGATTGATATTACCTAACTGGAAAAGGAGCGTGTCGGTAGCCCAATGAGGTTCATGGCGAAAACAGGCGTAACCATCATATAAACCTAAATAGGGGTGGGGATTGTAGGTTCGACTCCTACTATCAATCAAAACAATTTTCAAAAAACTTCTTGATTTTTCAATACCAATCGTTTATTCTATTTTCGAAATGAAAACCAAATACATTGTTTGTCTCAACATCCGCAAAATCGAACTCACCGACGATCAAGTCGATGAACTTGACGATATGGATCACACAAAAGATGGAGCGTTTATTCTTGATGTGTGTGATACCAAAGAAAAAGCAGTTGATAGCCTTTATAAGGCGGTAGACTCTTTTGATACTTACAACCTTAGAGACTTGTGAAAATAGATGTTTCAACGGTTGACCGCACCCAATTCATGGTGCATGAACACTTTCTCAACGGAGAAGTTGTTTACTTGGTTCAGCCACAACACATCGGAACTAAATGGACGCAAGACAACAAACACCTACGTAGTGTTGTTGTCAATTACGATGGTGAAGTGATTAGTGCAGGCTTTCCAAAGTTTACCAACTGGGGTGAGAATCCCGATCACTTTCCTGTTCCTACTTCATTACGGAACTGTACTGTAATGGAGAAGCTTGACGGTTCTCTATTGATTGTTAGCAAGTATAAGGGTCAATATATTCTACGAACCCGTGGAACTGTTGATGCTTCTACTATGGCTAATGGTCATGAGTTGGAACTGTTCAAGGATACTATTCTCAAGAAGATTGATACGTGTCTACCTGTGGATCTAAATGGTAATTGGCATTATTCCATTCTATTTGAATGGGTTAGTCCTATCAATAAGATTGTATTGAACTATGGTGATGAACCTGATTGGTATTTAGTTGGCGTAATCAACCATCATCATTATATGTTGTGGTCACAGTCTCGTTTGGACGAAGCTGCACAGGAATTGGGACTCAAACGTCCTGCTACTTATACTTTTAATGACATAAATGACCTGTCAATGTTAGTAAAGTCTTGGGAAAAACTTGAGGGGGTTGTTGTATATTCAAAGAACGATCAAGTTTTGCACAAACTAAAGAGTGATTGGTATTTGATTCGTCATCGTTTGAAGGATGAATTTTCATCACTTGAAAAAGTTTTGGATTTTTATCTAGATTCAGGTTATCCTGATTTTCACACTTTTCAAAGCAAAATTGCAGAAGTCGTGGATTGGGAAACCGCAAAACAAATTGTGGGTGACATCAGCCGAATTGTTGATGCAAAAAAAGAAGTAGACAAGATTGTGGATGCTATGAATAGTTTTGTGAATAACAGACTTCGTTCATTGTCTACCCGAAAGGAACAAGCACAACTGGTTATTTCATCTTATGGTGAAACCAACAGAGCTTCATTTCTATTCAAGTTGCTTGATGGTAAGTCATTGGGTAAGGAAGAATATAAGAAGTTAATGTTCCAAGTATTAAAAAACTAAAAAACAACCCCACTTTTAAGGTGGGGTTTGTTATTTATAAATATGAGAAATCCATGTAGACGTATTTGTAAATTAGATGATAAACAAACGTGTGTAGGATGTGGACGTACTTGGGAACAAATACGAGAATGGTCTTTTTATATGGACCAACAAAAAGAAGAAATACTTAATCGACTAAATGACTTTAAATCTAATTTGAAAAGTCGATTTGAACTTAAATAGTCATATTTATAATAATGATACTAGTTCAGATTTTTTTGTGTATATTATGGTGTAGTGTTTGTGAGTGGATGTTACATCGATTTGTAATGCACAAACATCCATTCAAATTTACTTACGCATATAACGCTCACACCAAAGTACATCATAACATTTATAAGTATGATGAAACATATCACGCTCAAGAGGGAGATGATGGTAAAAAGATTCCTATGGCGTGGTGGAATGGAATCGTAATTGCGTTGCTTTCTAGTTTACCGTTGTTGGTATTTGGGTGGAAGATCTTTGTTCTAAACTATATTGTGGCATTATGTTACTATGGTATATACGAAACATTACATTGGTACATGCATCTTCCTAAAAAAAGAAAGATTGAGTATAAAACGTGGTATAGAAAACTAAATGGTCATCATATATTACACCACCGGTACATGAACAAGAATTTCAATGTGGTATTGCCCTTTGCAGACTGGATATTTGGTACACTAATCAAAAAAAGTCCAATTAAATTCAATCAAGTTCCTAAAAGTTATTGCGTACCCGATTTACAACCATATTTATAGAACAATATGACCAAATCTGAATTAAAACAGTTGATCAAAGAATGTATAAATGAGGTTTTTACAGGACCATATACCCATTCAAACAACATCATCGATGACGAAATAAAAATTGTTTCAATCGCAATCGGGTATGAAAATGAAATAAAAGAATATATACCAAAAATGGTTGAGATTGTAAAATATGAATTCGATACAGATGTAATTTTTACAAAAAACTTTAAAGAACCTTATGAAAAAGAAAACGAAAAATTACCCGATAACCATATAAAAGTTAAGACTCATTTTACAATCACCGGAATCACCGATGAACCAGATAAAGTGGAAATACTAAAGTCATTGAAAGAACTTCAAGAAGAGTTAACTATGTGGTCAATATCTAAAAATTTAGCAAACATCGATTTTTATTTCATTGTCGAACAATAAAAAAAGAAACCCCACTTTACAGTGGGGTTTTTGTTTAGTCTTTCTTTTGTGGTTTACTTGGACGATCACCGTCTTTCTTTGGACCTCTTGGTCCACCTGGCGGTGGCCCGAAACGTCTCAATAGTTTACGATCTTCATCACTAACCTTGATACGTTCTTCCTTATCCAATTTGCCATCCTTATTTGTATCATACTTTGCAACAAGAGAGTCACGTTGCTTCTTTTGTTCCTCTGTCAATTTTGGACGTTGAGGACGCAAATGTGGTGGAACGGGATCGGGTCCACCGGTTTTTGGACCTTCTTGTGCGTTCACAACAAACGCAGTCAATAATACTAACAAAACATACTTCATAGATTTCCTTTCGTTGTTCAGCCTGACGCTGAGTTTCATTGATACATATGACCAAATTACTTGTTGATTTTTTCTTTTACATGTCCTTAACAAAATATTTATTATAGTGAACCTTTTGATTAGCGGCGAGTTGACTGCACCACCGAGTGAAGTGTCGGCATTTAGAACACTTACACTATATGCTACTGTATTCAGAAAACTAAACTGTTTGGTCGAAGTTCAACCGGGAGAAGTTGATTTTTACTATAGGTGGTTAAAAGACAAATATGCCATGGATTTTGTTGAAGAACTGGTTATCGTAGGAGAAGCACATGGATTCAGACTTAAACACGAATCTATAAAAAAGTTGACTTACAATAATTTAAATGACTTGATTTTTGTTGTGGATATGATACGATAATCACATCATGAACAATTGTGGATGTGGAAATTCAATTCCGGATGAACGTTACAACCTTGGATTTAAAATTTGTCTGACCTGTGGGGATAAAGTGGCGAGAAAAAACAAACCATATGGTTATGTTCACTATGGACATAAAACGGCAGGTAGTATTGTCGTGACTAGCAAAGCAGGATTTGAAAACTATAGCAAAGTGTCATATCGTATGAACAAAGGAAGCAACATGGGTTACGCAAGTCGAATTTCAACATCTTTCTAAACATTATGAAATTGTCTGACATATACAAAAAAATCTACGATGCCGAGTTTGAAAAACTTCCAAAGTGGAAACAAAACGCCATTCAAGAAGATTTGGCTCATAATAAGTCAACTGGCATGACCACCGATTTTATTAAACTGGTCATCGAAAAGGCAGAAAAGTATTTCGAAGAAAATAAAAATAAGGTTCAACCAAAAAAAGAGTTGATTTCATCCGTCGATTGATATATTCTATAAAAAGTTATGAAAGTCGCTACAATCGAAGAAATCGCAGAGGTACTTCCTCACCCAAACGCTGACGCTCTTGAACTTGCAAAGATCAAGGGTTGGCAGGTTTGTATCAAGAAAGGTGAGTTCAAGAAAGGAGACCTTTGTATCTATATCTGTGTTGATAGCGTTCTTGAAGACAAGCCTTGTTATGAGTTTTTACGTAACAAGCATTTCCGTATTAAGACTGTCAAACTCCGTGGACAAATTAGTCAGGGTATTGCATTTCCCATGAGTCTATTCAAGACTCTTGGACATGATACCGTAGTGTTTACAGAGCCAGATGTTATTGGAAGTGATGTAAGTCATTATGTTTACGCAAAACACTATGAAAAGCCGCTTTCTGCGCAATTGGCAGGTCAAATGGTTGGTCTGATGCCTAGTTATCTTCGTAAGACTGACGAGGACAATATCAAGAACAATCCCGAGATCATTCAAGAGCTTACTGGTAAGCCATATTACATCACTGTAAAGGTTGATGGAAGCAGTGGAACTTACTTTTACAAGAACGATGTTGGATTTGGTGTTTGTAGTCGAAACTATCAACTCAAGGAAGACGATAAGAACAGTTTTTGGGTCATCGCTAGAAAGTATGATCTTGAGAACAAGTTGAAGAACTCTGGACGTAATCTTGCTATTCAAGGTGAGGTTTACGGACCTGGCATTCAAGGAAATCTACTTGGGGTCAAGGATATTCAGTTTCGTGCATTCAATCTATTTGACATTGACAACTACAAGTATCTTGATTGGAAGGAGTTGCAAGAGTTTTGTTTCTATAACTCAATTCCAATTGTTGACACTATTGATATTGGACCGTCTTTCAATAAGACTCTTTCAGAACTACAAGAGTTTGCTAACAACTTGAAGTACGATAACGGTAATCTTGCTGAGGGTATTGTGATTCGTCCAACCGAGGAGTCTTATAGTGAGACTCTAAAGGGACGTTTGTCTGGTAAGATTATCAGTGAAACCTTTGAACTTAAACATAACGATTAAATATGAACAACGTTGTAATTACTGTGGGAGCACCGGGAAGTGGCAAATCCACTTGGGTAGAAAAGTATAAGAACACGCATCCATACATAAACTTAAGCAGTGACGCTCTTCGTGCTGTCTTTGGAAAGGATGAAAACGACCAAACCGTGAGTGCTCGTGTATTTGAGTACATGGAACATGAGGTTGATCGACTCTTGAAAAAGGGTGAAGATGTGTGTATTGATGCAACTAACATGCATCGTAGGGCACGTAAAGTGTGGATTGATTTGGCAAAGAAACATGGTGCTACGGTTACAGCGTATGTTTTTGTTGTTGATCGTGATACTTTGATTGAACGCAATCAAAAACGTGGAGAAATGGGTGGCAGAAACGTGCCTGTTGAAGTTATTGATCGTATGTTGACTAATTATGTTGAACCTTCTAAAGAAGAAGGTATTGATCAAATTCACTTTGTATGAAGAAGTATTATTTATTTTTGGACGATATTAGAATGCCAGAAGATGTTACTTGGGTAAGACTGCCTGAAGTTGAATGGACTATTATTCGTAACTATTCGGAGTTTCGTAATATTATATTGAACTTGGGTATTCCGGAGTTTGTTGCGTATGATCATGATTTGGCAGACACTCACTATGGTGATGGTTTGCATGGTGATAAAATTGATTATACAAAATATAAAGAAAAAACTGGATACGATTGTTGTCAGTTTCTACTTAATCAATGTAATAATATGGGTATTAAACATCCACCTTATGTGGTTCATAGTATGAATCCGGTTGGTGCTGCTAATATTCGTAACATTATTGAAAGGTATAACAGAACTGTTTCTGTATGATTATTTGGATTACGGGACAACCTGCCAGTGGAAAAACAACTTTGGCAAATAAACTATGTGAATGTTTTATATCTCAATCATACAGAGTCATTGACGGTGATAACTTTAGAAGGTTGACAGAAAATAATGACTATTCTGAACAAGGACGTAGACTAAATGTGGAACGCATGATGATATTTGCGTTAGGAGAAGATCATTACTATGATTATGTCATTGTTGCAGCGGTGAGTCCATTTAAAGACCAACGTGATTGGGTTAAAACCAAAGCTAATGTCAAAGAAATTTACTTGACAAGTAGTCGTCAACGTGATGGTCGTATGGTCGATTACTATTCTCCTCCAACCAACAATTATTTACATATTGACACCGACATACATTCTGTGGTAGAAACACAACAGAAAGCATTAACCTACATATTGACATGATCAAAGCAATTGCTGCAATGGATAAAAACCGTCTGATTGGACGGGGTGGTGGTCTTCCTTGGCCAAGTATCAAAGAAGACTTTCAGTGGTTCAAGACATTTACTGCCAATCAGTATCTTGTTGTGGGATCAACCACATATCGAACACTTCCACCACTTCCTGGCAGAAAGTTATTGGTGTTAACCGATTCGTTTACAGATCGTTGGTTTAATCCTTTCAAAGACACTGCGATGTGTACAATGTCATATGTTGATGTACTAAAGGTTGCTGAAAAACGTGATGTTATTGTTGCGGGTGGTGCCAAAACGTATGAATTGTTCATGGACGCTATTGATGAGTTTTATATTACTCACGTTAATGGTGAATATGAAGGTGATACATACATGCCTCCGTTGAGTAAGTACCACACTGAAAGTTCACTGTACATTGAATTTGAAAATGGACACAAGGTTGTGAAATATAAAAAGACATGAAGTGATTATTTCACTATTTATCGGCGAATATTTATGATCTCAAAATTTGTTTCTTTCTTAAAAAATTTGGGTGGTAAAAAACAACCCAAACTTCCAACTCCACAACCTGTTAATGTACAGCCAGTTAAGAAAAACTCGGTAGTAATTCTTGTACCCGTAGGACATCACATTGAACCACCAGTTGACGAATCTCTTCGTAAGTTGGAATCGATGGGATACACCGTTTGGAGAAAATATGGTTGGTCAGCAATCGACCAAGGACGATGCGCAATGGCACAAGAAGCGTTAGACGCTGGCTTTGAACATTTGTTTTGGATTGACGCTGATGTTACTTTCTGGCCATATGATGTTGAGAAGATTGTCAGTATGGGTCTTCCTTTTGTTAGTGCACCATATAGTGTAAAGGGTTGGCCGGTACTTACCACACAGTTTGTTGACAAGGAAGTCAAATTGGGACAACAGGGTGGGTTATACGAAGTGAAGTACGCTGCAACTGGCTTTATGTACACACATCGTAGTGTATATGAGTCGATTGCAAAACATTACAATATGCAACGGGTTAAGATTTGGGGCGGACAATACAATGTGTATCCTTATTTTTATCCAATGATTTACGACAACGAGTACATCGGAGAAGATTTTGCATTTTGTCATAGAGCAACCCAAAGTGGAATCAAGTTATATTGTGACACCCGAGTTGTATTAGCTCATATTGGCAAATACAGTTATAGTTTGTCATTTCTGAATAATGGACCTTCTGCCGAACCAGAAAGTCTAAAGTATACTCAACCGGAAGACTGTAAATTTAGTTAATATGAATTACATAATATGGAAAAGCAAGGTTGATAAAAAATTCGATGTATGGGTCGAACGTGTAGCTCCATATGAAGGTGAATTGGTTATAAGTGAAAATGGTAAAATGTTGACAATCCAACAGGTTACGATAACGTATGATGCAAAATTTGGACCCGATATCAATGATGTTAGAGACTGGGAAAGATCTTGTATAAACTTTATCGACAATAAATATAAAAATGAATAATTACGAAGAACAATATATAAACCTTCTTAATGACATATGTGATTTAGGAACACTTTCTAAGAATCGAACCGGTATAAACACCCGAAAGGTTTGGGGTGCGCAGATTTATGTCAATCTACAACGTGGATTTCCTCTTCTTACCACAAAGAAAATGCACTGGAAGAGTGTAGTGCATGAACTATTGTGGATGATTAATGGAGATACAAACATTCAGTATCTTCTAAAGAACGGCGTAACATTCTGGACTGAATGGCCCTATCAAAAGTATCTTAACCATTGTAAAACACTCACCGAACCCGATTATGATGTTCATATCGAGGATATTGAAAAAAATTGTGTGCGTGAAATGACACAAAAAGAATTCGAACAAGAAATCATCAATAATGATGAATTTGCCAAAAAGTGGGGAAGTATTGGACGATATGGTTATGGTGGAATGTGGAGAAACTTTCCACATCGTATTAGCCCAATTGGTCAAAACAATGGTGATCACATGATTGTCAAAGGGTGGTCCGTTGAAACGGTGGATCAACTTACTAATGCAATCAATGATCTAAAGAACAATCCAGATAGTCGTAGAATCATTATTACCGCATGGCATCCATATCATAGTAATAACCGAGAAGACGCTCTATTGCCAGCGTGTCACAATTATATTCAGTTTGGTACAGAACAATTGACATGGCAAGAACGTTTGGAAATCGCACGGGAGAAAGATTCAAGAAATGAAAATATGTATTATAAATATTCCGATGAAGATTTTGATAGAA